GTGGAACGAGCGGCTGTCTTACAAACAGCGGGTCGGGGGTTCGACTCCCTCACGGTGTACGGGGATGTAGCACAACGGAAGTGCACCTACCTTGCAAGTAGGCGGTTGTCGGTTCGAATCCGTCCTTCTCCACGGAGGACGCGGGCACGTGTTAATGACTTCGGCGCGTGTCCGCGTTCTACCCCACGGCGTGATGTCCGAGCGGTTAGGTCGAAGCCTGCAAAGCTTCGCAGCCGGGTTCGACTCCCGGTCGCGCCTCGCATTGAAAGACGACGAAAGGACGAAAGATGGACATTGCGATTCTCATCGTGCACACGGCGTTGTGGCTGTTGCTCGGCGCGTTCAGCTTCACGCTGATCGGGAAGCAGTCGGAAGGCGACCGGCGCACCGGGATCGCCATCCTCGCATGGCTGAACGGCATCTTCACGATCGCCTTCGTGTTCTGGTGGGACACGCCCGACACGGCGTCGCTCATCGCGAAGTACTCGATCATCGGCTTCATGTGGATCACATGGCTGATCAGTCTCCCGGGTATCAACAAGCCGTACCCGCCTGCGAAGCTGTGGACGACCGTTCTCGGGGCCGCGCTCATCGCGGCGCGCATCGGCGTCGTACTGGCCTTCTGGCACTGATAACTCAAGATGAGCGCGCGTGAGCGCGCACCGCTCGACGAGCGCGCATCCCCCCGGATGCGCGCTCATTTTCGTTCTCTGATATAATTCGCTGACGACGAGATGAGAGGACGAAACGATGAACGAATTCACTGCTTCCCCGAACGGCGCGCTCATGAGCGCGCTCATCATGTGCGCGCTCATGGTCATCATGATCGTGTGGTTCACGACGAAGGGTGCGCGTGCGCGCGCCGCCGAGCGCGCGCGCATCTGGGGTGAACTGAAGCGCCCCGAACTCGAAGCGCGCGCCGCGCGCAAGCGCGCGCGCCGTGAGTCCGGCGAGCGCGCCGACGCGCGCTTGCGCATCGTGCTCTTGAGCGCGGTCGCGCTCGTCGCGCTCGCGGCGACGAACTTGAGCGCGCACGCCACGATCGCCGCGATTCAGCGCATCGGGCTTACCTCGCTCGACGCCGCGATCTCGGCCGTGATCGTCTTCGAAGCGTGGCTTGCGATCCTCGGGGCGCTGTCCCTGCGGCACATGACGCGCGGCGAAGGATTCAACCGGTACGAGGCCGGTGTGTGGTCGATGGCGTCGCTCATGGGCGTGATCGCATGGTGGGGCGGGGAAAGCCCGATCTTCGCGCTGTGGCCCGTTCTCGCGGCCGTTGCGTGGCACGTGGTTATCACCTTCGGGCGCGATCACAAGCCGTCTGCTCTGGTCACCTGGTGGAAGCTGAAGCGCGGCAAGGCGACCTCGCGCGACGCGAACACGGTCATCACTGAGCGCCTGATCACCCGGATCGTGAACCACGGCTACGCCGCCAACGAAGGTGCGAAGCTGCTGCGCCGGTTCCACGCGCGCGCCTTCGATCGCGCGTGGGCGGAAGCCGACGCGCTCGGCATCCTCACGCCCGAAGTGCGCGCGCGCATTCAGACGCGCACGGCCGCGCGCTACGCCGGAGCGAGCGCGCTTGCGCGCGATGCCGTCATGCACATGAGCCCTTGGAACGAGCGCGCGCAGAGCGCGCGCACCGTGCGCGCAGTGCGCCCCGTGAGCGCGCCGCCCGCGCCCGTCGTCGAGATGAGCGCGCCCGAGATCGCCGACGAGCGCGCGCCGGAAGATGAGCGCGCAATCGAGAGCGCGCCCGCGACCGACATCGTCGCCGCGATCCGCGAGCACTTCGCCGGACCCTCGCACGCTCTTGAGTGGGCGACGGAGTACGCGAAGACGAACGGCGCGATCCCCACGGGCGACGACCTCGCGAAGGCGTTCGAGCTGACGGCCGGGAACTGCCGTAAGTGGATGACGCCGGTCCGCAAGGCGCTCGGCTACTAGCGGCACAGTGAGCGGCACACCGGCACACCTGGTGTGCCGCTCCGGCACGCTTCCCACCGGCACCGGCACACCCCCTTGGGGTATCTGAGCAGGGGAAACAGCCTTCCGACACGCTCGACACGGTGTGCCGGACTAGCACGCGAGAAAAGCGAACGCGCAGGTCGGGCACCCCCTAGGGGTACCCGCCTGGTGTGCCGTGCCGGGACGATGTATAATCTAAATACGATACGGATCAAAGATGAGAGGATGAAAAAAGTATGGAAGAGTACCAGATGATCGATTCCGCTATCGGAAACGGTGCTATGGGCGTTTTGGCCCTGATCTTGTTTGCGGGTGCATACCTGCTTGACGCTGCCACGGGAGCGAAGAAGGTTCCCGCGATCCTCGCGCTGCTCATGGCTGCTGCTAGCTCGATCATGTTCTACGGTTCGACCTGGTCAATCACGGTGCAGGGGTGGATCGGCGGCGCGCTCGGCGTCGTGTTCGGCATCGTCGGTGTCGACAACCCGCCGACGAGCTTCATTTTCAGCATCGCCGTGGTCGTGACGCTGGTCGTGATCGGGTTCGACCTGAAAACGAACCCGTGGGACAACCCAGCGGCGCTGTGGTCGCTGATCTTGGCTCCGATCGCCGTACACGGCTCGGGCGGCGTCGTCGCCTCCGTGTCGCACCACTTCTTCGGCGCTCTGGCGTTCGGCCTGATCGATGTCTTCCGGAACCTTACGGGGTTGTGATGAGCACGCACGAAGAGAATGAAGAGCGCGCAGCAGCGCGCTACGCGCGCGCCTCGTGGGGATTGTTCCTGCGGGGCGCGCGCCGCCATGCGGAGAGCGCGCGCGAGTGGGCGCGCGCGGAAGGTCTCGAAGCACTCATGCGCGAGCGCGAGTCGCGCGAGCGCAATGCGCGCACTGAACGGGAAGCGCGCGCACGCGCGCGTCGCTCGAAGCGCGCGCCTGCGCGCTACGTCGCGCCTCCGAAGACCATGACCGATCTCGAACTCAAGGCGCGCGCATTCGGTACGCGCACCATGCGCTCAGTGATCGCGCTCGCGATCCCGTGCGCGCTCGTCGGCTATCCGGTGCAAGCGCTCGTTCAGGGTGATCCCGGGTTCCTGCTGGTGTGGCCTGCCACGTACGGCTATCTCGTGTGGGACGGTTGGACGCACCGACCCGAGAAGGTCGAAGCCGACGCCGACGCCGACGAGGTCGCCGAGTCGAAGCCTTCGCTCTTCTCGAAGATGCGCGGCACGTCCGGCCTGAAGCCGACGCCGGAAGAAACGCAGATCATTCACCGGATCGCGACATGGGACGACCACGCCGCCGAGCGCAAGCTTCACGAGGTGATCCCGGGACACCCGGTGATCGACGAGTCGGGCTTGCTCATTCCGATCGGCTTCGCGGGGCAGTGGACTCCGGCGAAGCTCGACGCGCAGGCCGACCAGGTGCGCGCGCTGCTCGCCGTTCCCGACGAGGTGCGCACGCAGATCAAGCCGGGAGGCACGGCCGATCGCGCGCTGCTGCGCGTCCGTACGCGCATCCGCGCGCTCGATCTCGCGTGGAACCCCGAGCGCGAAGGGATCGGGCTCGACGCCGACACGGGCGAAGTCGTCCTAGTCGACGTGACAGACCGTATCCTCGTCGCCGGGATGTCCGGTGCCGGGAAGTCGGTCGCGCTGCGCGTCCTCATGGCTGCGGCGCTCGCGCTGCCGAACACGGCGCTCGTGATCATCGATCTGAAAGTCGAAGGGGCGCTCTGGTCGCACGTCGCGCGCGTCGAGTCCGAGCCCGAAGGAATCGTGCAGCTCGTGCAAGAGCTGATCGAAGAGATGCGCGAGCGCGAGACCATCATGCGCGCGCAGTCGCTCGACAAGTGGGAACCTACGGCCGAGCGTCCGCGCATCGTGGTCGCGGTCGACGAGGGTGCGGAACTGCTCTCGGAAGTCGAAGACGCGATTCCCGGCCTGCGCTCGCTCGCTCGACGCGCGCGCTCGGCGGAAATCGTGCTTTGGTGGTCGACGCAGAAACCCACCGTGACCGGCCCCGGTCGCGGGCTCGACTCGGCGATCTCGGCGCAATTGACTTCGCTGATCTCGCTCGCAGTCTCGTCGCCGGTCGAAGCGCGCAACGTACTCGGCGAAGATGCCTCGCTCAAGGGATGGCACGCAGAAGATTTGCAAAAGGGCGGATGGTCGCTCGTGCGCGTGCAGGGCGGGGATCGTGCTCCCGATCCTGTCCGAGTATGGTTTATGGAAAAGGAACACGTGAAGGCGCTTCCGGCGCGCGAGGCGTGGCGACGCGAATTGGCGACGTCGAGCGCATCCCGGTCGCACAACATTCTCGACACGGCCTTGCGGCTTTCCGAAGGTCTGCAAGGTGTCTCGACGGCGCGGCTTGCCGCGACGATGGGGATCGCCGACGTCGAAGTGCACAACCGGATGCGCGCCTACGGCGTGACGCCGGAGCCGAACGCTTTCGCGATGGGCAACGGCGAGAAGGCTCGGGGGTACCGCCGATCGGTTCTCGAAGCCGCGAAGAACGGATGAAAGGAATCGATATGGCGTTGAAATGGATTAAGGACGACACGAGCCTGCACACGTACCGAGCTGAGACGGTCCGATACCGCTTCATCATGGTCGCGCCGCTGCGGGCACAGACGACGCTATGGGTACAGCACGCCGCCGACGACTGGGGAGAGAACCCGATCGATCAGCGGTTGTGCCGTGGTCGGCGCGCCGCTGAGCGCATCGCGCAGCGGTTCGCCGACAAGCCGTTTACGCCGCGCCGCCTGCGCTGAACAACTTCAAAAAATTTTGCTGTCCCGCTTGCACCTCCCGGAATCGTCGGTATATGCTTCATAGACCGACGACGAAAGGACGAAAGATGAACACTCTCGCCACCACTTCCCCCGCCTCCGAAGCTCAGCTCACGCTCTTGCGGAAGCTCTTCGTCGAGAAGTTCGACGCTGAGAAGGCGGCCGAGTGCGCCGCGTGGCTCGACGCGCACAAGCTGTCGAAGGCCACGGCGTCGCACAAGATCACGACGCTGCTCGCGCTCCCGACCGTGAACCGGGCGGCCGAACTCGACGAAGGCATGTACAAGGTCGGCGAAGAAATCTTCAAGGTGTACCACACGCAGGCGGGGCACATCGCGACGAAGCAGCTCACGGAAGACGGCTTCGAGTACACCGGCCGCAAGCCGCTCGCCGTGATCAAGCCCGAGCACCGCATGACGCTCGACGAGGCGAAGGAATACGGCAAGATCACCGGCACGTGCTGCAACTGCGGCCGACTGCTGACGAACGAAGAGAGCATTGCGGCCGGGATCGGCCCGATCTGCGCGAGCAAATTCTAGGGGACAACTTGAATCAACCGGGTGGGAAGGCTCGCGGCTTCGGCCGCGAGCCTTCGCGCGATTGGCGCGCCGACGCCGCGTGTCGGACGCTCGCGGATCGTTACTTCGATCCGTGGGATTCCGACGACAAGGCGGCCGAGCCGAACGCGACGGCGGCGCAGATATGCGGCACATGCCCGGTACGGCGCGCCTGCCTCGTCGAAGCCATCGCGAACGCCGAGAGCTACGGGACATGGGGCGGGCTCACGCTGAAACAGCGGAAGAAGCTCATTCGCGCCCGGAAGCGCGTCCGGTGCCCGATCTGCTCAGGAACCCTGCTCGTGCTCACGGAGGATCACGGGCAGGCGTGTCTGTCCTGCGGGATCACGTGGCGAACCATCGCGTCTAGTCGTAGTGCGCGATCCACGACACGGGAACGTCAACCCACGTAGCCGTAGCGCCGACAACGCTCGTGTACACGAAGAGTGTGAAGCTCGACGTCGTCAGCGTGATCGCCCGTGTCTCGAACCGCGCTGTCGGCCCTGCGCCTGAATCGACGTTCGTCACGACGGCCGGAACCGTGGGGAACGTGAAGCCGAAGTTCACGACCGTCGTGAAGCTGCCCGACGACGTGAAGTTGACGAGCACCGTACCGCGTCGAGTCCAGTTCTGAAGATTCGTGATCGACGTTCCGTTAGCAGCGATAGCAGCCGTGTTCGCCGAGATGTTCGACGTGTTGACGTCCGTCTTCGTTTCGACCGACGCTAGCGCCGTGTCGACCTGAATCGCGAGGATCGGCGACCCGCCTCCCGGTCCGCCCGTGAGCGTGGTTCCGGGAAGGGACGTCGGCGACTCGTACTCGAAGTCGTAGTTCGTTGTATTCGGCACCGGTCCCCCTTAGTTCGTCGTCGCGACGAAGTACGTCGTCATGATGCGCACGAGGTCGTCAGTCGAAATCACAGACGTCGAGTGCATGTCGGCGATCACGACCGTACCGTTCGTGTTCATGAGCGCCGTTCCCGACGTGACCGAACATTGGATTGCGGTATATGTCGTCTGCGACGGGCGTGCGGTCGTCGTGTTGATCGTGCACAGTGTCGTGTCAGTGACGTTACCGGCCGAGTTGGCAGGAAACGCGCCACCGGTACGAGTGAGGATGATGTGCACCGACACGACCGGTCCCCAGTGGCGATAGAGCGCCGTCGTTACGGAGTAACCACCGGCCGCCGCGACGCTCAGCGCGATCCATCCCGTGTCGTGCACGACTCCGGCTTGCAGCGTCGCAAGGCTGCCTTCGGCCGCCGTGAGACGGGTGTCGATCCCGGCTAGCGCTGAATCGACCTGCTCGGCGAGAATCGGAGCCGATCCGTCAATGTCGCCCGTGAGCGTGATCCCGGGCTTCGACTGCGGCGTCTCGAACTCGAAGCCGTAATTCGGTGTCTCTGGCATTACACCACTCCCACGTGCACGATGGTCGATTGTCGCGTCGTGATGGCGAGCGCTCCGGCATTCGTCAGCGGGATCGTAACCCGCTCGACGACGTGCATTTCACGGCTGCCATCGTTGTAAACGACACGTATCGCATCGTACGGCTTCAGGGCCGGGTTTGGTACCGCAGATACCCCGACGTCGTACGGAGCGCCTAGGAACTTTCTCAGTAGGTTTACGGCCGCCCCTTCGGCCTGCGACTGCGTCGTGATGAACGGCGACGAGTAGAACCGGGGAACGCGGCCGAACGGACCGCCGAAGAACGTCGGGCTCGATTCCTGCGCGTCGAAGGCGACGGCGCGAACGGGGGTCATTTCGTCAGCGCCTTCGCCGGTCACTACGACGGCGTTGTACACGCCATCGCGCGAGAGCGATCGTTTCGACTCGATCATCACGCCGCCCGGACCGGCGTTCACTACCCAGATCGGTACATCCTCGTCGGGGATGGTCTCGAAGACAAGCTTGCCTTCGCCGTTCCAATAGACGACCTTGCCGAGTCCCGTCGCTAGGGTGGTCAGCACCTCGTATCGCGACTCTTCGGCGATGAGCGCACGGCCGAGTTCGGACAGGTACGAGTCGTCGTCATAGGTGATCGTCGCTTCCGGATAGATTTCGAGCACGATCTCATCGACGATGTCGCCGACCGACGTTCCTTGCAGCCATTGCCGAGGCGACAGGAATCGTGAGTCGATGATCGTCGACATCCGGTCTTCGAGCGAGAGCGTCACCGGACCGCGCGCCGTGTCGTCCTGCTCGATCTCTGAGATTCGGTAATAGCCGAGTCCCGCCCACAGCACGCCGCCCCCGCCGAGATCCACGCCGCGCGCTAGGAACACTTCGGAGCCGTACGGCGCGAGCGTGAGGTTCCGGACCGTAGGCCACTTCTCGGCGAGCGTCACGGTTCCTGCGCCCCGGATGTCGGCCGTCGCGTCAAGCTCGACAGAACCCGCGATCAGCTTCATGTCGACGCCGGTCGGCGTCACGCCGTCTTGAAACCCATCGACCGCAACGGCGCGGAACCGCGCGGTGTGCGAGCCCGAGACGATCGGCGCGAAATCAGCAGCGGTAACCATTACGTCTGACGTCCGTACAGCCGGTCAAGGCCGATATGCGTCGTTCCGCCTCCGGTGTTGCGCGCCTCTAGCTGAAACTCGACTTGCGTTCCCGGATTCATCCCGGCACCGAAGTTCGGCATCGGGAAGGTTCCGCTCGCCGTACCGGTACCGCTCGCGCCCGTGAAGTCGCCGATGCCGTAGTTCACTCGGATACGCCACTCTGGCGAACCGGTAGAGATCACGTTGATGCCGTACGCGATCACGGGGTGATACACCGGATTGAACCCGCGCCAGATAGGCGTAAAGGTGGCGTTCGTGGTGGAAGGAAGATAGGTGGTCCCGCTCTGTACCGCGTTCGTCGTCGGGAACATGTTGTACGGAATCCAGGGGTCCGCCATCCCGACGCCATTGGTAGCTCCGTTCGAGCTGAACAGTTCGTTTCCGGCTTGATCCAAAAGCTGAAAATACTGCGAACCCTGAGCGCCGTTAGTACGGATGAAATCTTGTCCGTCACGGTACGAGAATACGAACGTGTTCGCATTGATAGTGCGGAACACCCATCGCTCATCCGGACCACCGTAGTAAAGAAAGATGACGGGGTCGCCGTCCGCTTCTTTACCGAAGAACGCGAGCGCGTAACCGTCCTCCGTGACGAGACGGAAGATTTTCGCTGTGATGTTCAGGTCGGCGACGAACTCACCGGGGTTCGACAGCTTCCCGAGAATCCACCATGAGCCCACACCCTTCGAGTTCTCCGGAGCCCACCCGAGCATTCCGACGACGTCGCCGGGTCGAATGACGAGCGCATTGATTCCTTCGATGATCGGTACGTCGGAAATCGTGATGCCGCGCCACTCGATCGTGTTGTGCAGCGTTTCGTTATCCCATGTGAGTACCTTGCCCTGTGAGAACTGCACACCTGCCGAAGGCGGGGGAGTGAGCAGCGCCGCGAGGTCGCTTGTCGTACGGTCGGTCATGCGATCTCTCCGAAGGTCAGCGGGTTACCGTTTGTTAGCCACAGCTCTTGCCACGTCGACCAGGTCGCCCACACGGTTTCCCACGTGCCTTCCGGCCCGATGAGGTCCCATAGCTGCGCCCAAGTGATCGTCGTAGGCAGGATGTCGGCGGCATCGCTCGGCGCGACCTGCGTGAACTGCACGGTCCATAGCCACATCGGCTTGCCGTACACCGTGCGCGACTGCGTCGAATCGCCGATCATCACATACCCTTCGGGGATACCCGAATACGCCGTAGGGCACTCTTCGTCCTCGTCGTCGCCCGGTGGCTGCAAGAGCATGAGCCCGCCGTACGTCAGCAACGCGATGAGCGCCCGGTTCTCGGCCTTCGAGTACGTGATGAAGGTGAGCGAGAACGTCGCCGACGAGCCGACGTCGGCGATGCCGAGAATTTCGTGACGTCCCTTGATATCGAAGAACGCCGTACGCGAGGTGCGTTCGAGTTCCTGCCAGTCGACGCATTCAAGTTGTCGGTTGAACATGGGGTACGTGATCGACTTGAGCCACACGCCTTCTTGAACCGGCGTGATCGCGACCGTGAAGGCACCGGACAGCGGAACGGCGTTCACTTCGATCGGCCCGAAGAACTGCCGATACGCCGCCGTGGTGCCCTTGAAACCGCGTGCGAATACACGATCCCCGGCGACGATGTCGGTATCGGTTACGACGAGTGTCCAGTTCGCAGGCTCGGCGCTGCCTTCTTCCCAAGCGCGAACCGACAGCGTCGACCCCTGCACACGGAACCGAACATGCCACGGTACGTTACGTTCCCATGTCCCGATATCAGCAGTTGCGAGCAGAGTGTACACGTTTGCGATGAATTTACCGATACGAATCTGCACGGCGTAGCCGTTCGCAGCCGGGCGCATTCGCAAGTTCGACTCGTACGCGTTGTTCCCGAAGTTGTCGGCACGGAGCCCGATACCCCACTCGACGCTGTTATCGAGCAGTTCGGGCGGATCGGCGTACTCGGCCGACCACGTGACTTCCGAATCGACGATGCCCGGAATCGGGTCCGTCGTCTGCTCGGCGATCGTCCCGGCCGGGATGTCGTTCGCGAGGATCGCGTTTCCGTTCTCGACGTACGTATAGAACCCCGACGACGAGGTTCCGAGACTCCAGAGCTGCCCGGTATCGGCTGTTCCCCAGTTGCTTCCGTACACGGGCGCGTGGGATTGAATCGACGCTCCGGCCTGCACGGTCCACGTGCGCCCGGCCGAGTCAACGAAGTTCGTCGTGCCGGGCGCTTGCGTGACGAAAGACGGGTTCGCGACGATCGTCCCACCGATACCGTTGCGCACGCGCGCGGCGAAGATGCGCCCTGTGAAGCGTCCCGTCGCGCCCGAGTCACGAGCACCGACCGTCAGCGTCGCCGAGCCCGAGAAGATCGACGTCGTGCCAGCCTGCACGACCGGCGAGCCGAGCTGTACGAAAGCGCCGCCGAGAAACTTCGCGGTGTAGAACGTCGCCGTCTTACCGCTCGAACCGTTGTCGACGTCGAGCGTCGCGCGGACCGTGATCCGCTGTCCGATGGTCGCGGGAACGGGCACGGTCGACGAGATCGAAAAGTTATTTGCCCCGGTGGTCGACCAGGTGATTCGGACGTTCCCGCCCGTCGTGATGTCGATGCGATACGAACGCTGTGCAGTCGAGTCGGCGTACTTGGCGAGCAGCGTCGCATCGGCCGGGGGAGGCCACGTTTCCGGGATGAAGTCGGCGATCAGGTCGATGTCGCCGACGATATCGAGCGCCGCGTTATCCGGCGTGCTCGCGTAGCTCGTGCTCGTGCCGGTGGTCACGAGCGCCGCGCCGACCGGGTAATCACGTTGGAACGAATCGAAGAACGCCGGAGCCATGAGCCGGTATAGGTTCTCGACGTTCGGCGTGTACTCGAAGTCGTCAACGATGGTCGACGAGAGCGTGCCCATGTTCTGAGCGCCGCGCACCGGCTGCCACGTCGCGCCGCCGTCCGTCGAGCGCTCGATACGGTAGCTGACGTTCGGATCGGGATTCAACAGTTCGAGACGCACCCGGCCGAGATCGGCTAGGTATGTGGCAGTGATCGTTGCCATGCGTTATGCCCTTCCCGTTCCGGCGCGAGCGCGCCGCGTTAGGGTCCGGTTGTTCCGGTTGACTTCAGTCCCGACGATATCCGTAAGCTCACGTTCCCCGATTTTAACAATAACCTGAATGTCGCCGACGTCGCCCGTGCCCGACACTCCGGCTTCGCGCAGCGCCGCCGCGAGCGCGTTGATCCCGTTCGCGTTCGAGAGCGGTAGTACCATCTCGTTCGGGTGCAACATCGCGAGCCCTTCGGCCTGCGTGAAACCACCGGTTTGCAGGTACGGGATGTTCGGCGTCGAGACCGTGAATCCGCCCACGCTGCCGAGCGCCCCGAGGTCGACCGAAGGCACCGTGAACGAAAGATTGTTCCATCCGGCGATCACAGAGTTAATCGCCGATTTGAACCCGGATGCCAACGGCGAGAACAGATTGCTTAGCGAGCTGCTGATTCGTCCCGGGATGCCCTTGATAAACCCGACGAAATTATCCCAACCGGTACGCATTGCGCTCAAAGCAGTCGAAACGACGCTTTTGACCGTGTTGATCCCGTTCTTAATCGGCGTGAACACCTGATTGTTCAGGATCGACCATCCGACTTGGAACAGCGCAACTAGAGCTTCGAATCCGGCTGCCATTTCTTCCGCGCGCTGCACGATCAAATCGCGAATGAAGTTCCATACGATTTCGAGCCCTGCGCCTGCGAGCTGGAATTGCTCGACGAGCCACTGAATCGCCGTGCCGAGTAGGCCGGTGAGCAGGTCGGCAAGCACTTCGATGATCGGCACGACGAACGGCACGATCACCTGCTCGACGAGCCACAGCAGGATGTCGCCGAGTACCTGCACGATCGGGCCAAGTACAGCGCCGATGATCTCGGCGAGAACGCCGATCAACTCGTACAGCGGCGACAAGGCTTCGATGATCGGGCCGAGCGCTTCGAAGAGCACCGTGAAGATAGGCGCGACGGCTTGCAGGATTGAGCCGATCACTTCGAGCGCGACACTGAGCTGCCCGCTCAGCGTCTCTGCCATTAGCTCAATTAGGGGCATAACGGCATCAATCGCCCCGACGAGGATTTCCCCGAGCAAAGTGATAATCGTTGTCAAAGGGGCGATAAGCGGCTGAATCGCCGCCGCGACGACGCTCAGGATCGGCGCGAGCGCAGTAAGGACAGAACCGACCAATTGGGACAAAGGGCCGAGTAGCGGACTGACTGCGGAGAGTATACCCGAGATGCCTTCGATGATCGGAGGCAGCGCCGGAGCGATGTTCGAGAGCACGGTGCCGAAGCTCGCGCCGACCTGATTCAGGGCTTCGAAGAGCGTCACGAGCACTTCTTGCCCTTGCGCGGACGCTAGGAAGTCGTCGAAGACTTGCAGTGCTTGACCGAAGACGCCGAGGATATTTCCGCCCGTCTCCGATGCCGCGCTGCCGATCGAACCGATGATGCCGACGACAGGCGCGAGAATGTCGCCGAGCTGTTGAAAGACCGTCAACGCGTTGTTAACCCAGTTGAGCGCATCGCCCGACGCGACCGCGTTCGAGATGAAGTCGGCGAACTGCTGAATCAGCGCCGCGAGTCCGGCCCCGGCTTCTTCCCCTCCGAAGGCCGTGTTGACGGCCGTACCGAGATCAAGGAACGCCGTAAAGAGGTTCGCCACTGGCACCGTGAGCTGTGACAGGACGCCGTTCAGCGTCTCGAAGCTCGACGTCACGAAGGCGACGCCGGACTCAGAACCTGCGACATTCAGCAGTGCCGCGACGAGGTTCCCGGCGTACTCGGCCGCGAGCTGCATTCCGCTCGACAGCGGGCCGAGCAGCGACGCCGCGACGTTCGTAATGATGTCGTCGAACTCGCGAAAGAATTCGTCTTGCACGGCGTCTTGCAGGGCTTGCAGCTCCGGCACGACCTCGCGGAACGACTCCGCTGCGGCTTGCGCGTTCGGCGACAGGTTCTCGATCGCGGCGTCGAAGGCTTCCGTGTCTTCGAACGCCGCAGCCATCGCGTCACTGAATCCGGCCGTGGCGACTTGCAGTGTGCCGATCGCGGCAGCGCCGACGCCGACAGCGGCCGGAAGCCCGGCGATGATTCCCACGGCCGGAGCGAGCGCCGCGCCGAGCTGGACTACGGCACCGGCTGCGGCAGCGGCAGCCGTCCCGAGCGCGGCGAACCCGGCGACCGGGAGTCGCACGCCCGTGATCGACGACAGGAACCGCGAGAACGTGCCTTCCCGGTCGACATCGACATCGATCGAGAGCCGCTTGCGGCCGACGCGGTCGACCTCGTCGCCGAGTTCGTCAACGTCGTCTTCGGCTTGTTCCATCGCGCGGCCGAACCGGTCGACGATCTCACCGGCAGCGTTCCGCCACGTGACCGTCATACCTTCGGCCGTCATGTTCATCGTCCGCGTGAGACCTTCGGCGGCGGCCGTCATCTCGTCTTCGATCGAGTCGCCGAGATCGGCAAACTGATCTTCGACGTCGCCGATCGCGTTGCCGATCTGACGACTCATGTTCCGGGCAGCAGCGGACACACCAGCGGCGACGTTGCGATTGAACGTCGAGAAGTCGGGTTCGATCTCGACGTATGCGCGATCGATTGCGTCGGACATGATTCCCCCAGTAGCGGCAGCTTCACACTACCGCGTTATAGGGGGTATTCATCACCCTACTTTGAGTGACTTAGCGACAATAAGCGCCTGCCGAGTGGCCGTTTCGTCGTCGCCCCACCCGGCCGGACGTGGCGGAAGCTTCCCGGCGCGGCCGGGCTTCAATTCGTCGGTACCCACAGGTACCCCCGACGATTCTTCGGCCGTCTCCGTGGATCTCAGAGCGTTTTTCCTGGTCAATGCCATCTTCCGCAGGGTGTCGGCCGTGACCTGCTTCGACATTGCGGCGTCGAATTCCTGTTTCTTCTCTTTTGAGGCATTCCGCGTCGCGAAGTAGTAGACGAGGTTCAAGCACCGATCCCACGGCAGATCGAGCGGTGCGACGCCTTGCGACGCGCACCACCCGTCGAAGAGCGGCCACACCTCGTCATGCGTCGCCCACGAAGCTAGGAACCCTGCGGCGGCGTATTGCCTTTTCCCAAACCTTCGCCGACGATCCACTGCGTGATGTCGATGAGCGTCATAGGGTCGATCGGCGTCGCCCGGTCGTCGCACGTGCCTTCGAGCAGCGGCTCAAAGCGCTTCCATGCCGCTTTGGTGAGAATCTTCTCGTACACCTGCTTTAGCTCTTCGAAGGCTTCCGCACGCTCGGCTCCGGCGTCTTCGCGCTTGTCGCCCATCTTCACGAACGTGCCTTGCAGGCGGAAGATGATCCCGGCCGCGATGGCATTCTTCGTCTCGAATTTCTGCCCGTCGACCGTGAAATCGAGCTTGTTCTTCGCAGTTGTGAAATCCATGCGCACAGCGTAACACCGATTAACCGAATTCTTGCATCCCGCGTCGCAGGCCGTCGCGCAGGAACGGGTTCGCTTCCATGTACACGGTTCCATCGTGTACATACATTGCGTACTCGACGTTGGTCCCGATTCGTGCGATCGGCTTCCCGGCGCGGAAATAGATAAGGAACTGAATCGAGTTGATCAGGTTGCCCGTGTCGATGCGCTGAGGCGCTTCGCGGATGCGTTGCTTCGCAGCAGCTTGTACGGCGAGTGCACGCAGTGCGAGAAGGTCTTGTATCGGTCCGCCCGGTCCGGACAGCTTACGAATATAGCCTTCGTTCACATCCTGTGTGACGCGGACTCGTGCCATGTCGCCCCCTAGCTAACCTCGCATGGGTAGCAGCCGTTCTGAATCGTGACCGACACCGGCAGCGCCGATCCCATGCACGCGCCTTGCGGGCCGACGAACGTCTGCGTGCCCGTCGTGAAGTCGACGTACAGCTTCGTACCGTTCGGCAGCCGGTCGCGGATCGCTGACGACAGGCAGCAGATCACCCCGGCGCGGACCGCCCATGCGTCTTCGCTCGCGCCGCGCGCCGCCGCTTCGAGTTCGGCGCACGTCGGCGGCGCGGTGTTCGTGCCCGTGGGCGCGCAACGCAGGATCGTCACGACGTAATTGAAGACGAAGAGCGGCGGACCGCATTCGCGCCGCCCCGGCGTTTCCGTGGCCGTCCGCGCGAGCGTCGTCCCGGACGCCTCATAGGCACTCTGCATGGCGACCGTGAGCTGTCCGCACTCGCAGTCGTCCCACGCGATTTCGCCCGCCACGACGCACGCACGGTCGGGCTCGCCGTCCGTGGTCGTGGCGAGCCGTTCGAGCACGCAGTCTTTGATATGCACGCCGATGTCGAATCCGGCGAAGGGGTTCGCGTTGCTTTGTCCCATCACGTACCCACCCGTCGAGCGTGCTCGCCGTCGATGTCGAAGATCGTCGCGATGCCGGTGTTCGACGGGTTCTTACGGTTCAGGAATAGGTCAGTCCAGTACAGGCCGGTTCGCCCGGCAGAGAACGACTTCGCGTCAAAGAACACCTTCGTCACGCCTTGCCGGGTGATCTGCTGAACCATGCTCTCAGGCAGCAGGCAGTCGCCCGCGCCGACGCAGCGCTTCACGATCTCGGTTGCGAGCTGTCCGGCCGCCATCTGCCCGGCGCGGGGCACGACCGTACCGTACTGCGCCGTGACCGACCAGGTTCCGTCTTCGGTGTCGGCTAGGTTGAGATCGTTACACCGGGGCCAGTCCTGCCCGTCGAGCCGCACGAGCAGACGCCAGTCGTCGACCCGGTACGCCGTCGTCGGCAACACGACGCCGTCGACCTTCACTTGCGTCACGTTCGCGACGGGATAGGGAAGCGCGACTTCGGAGATCGACGAACACGAGCAACCCGACGAGCACGAGCCGCACGCGATGTTGAACCATTTCCCGCCGACGAGCGCCGGAGCCGGGTACGGCCACGACATCCCGCCGACGTCGTACCATCCGGTCGACGGAATCCACGGCCACGCCGGAAAGCAATCCTTCCGGCACGGCCGAAGCGTCATGGAACATAGGCCGAACTGCTTCTTCGTGCCTTCCCACAGCACTTCCGTCGCGATCCACTCGGCTTCTTCGATCTGCTCGGCCGTCGCGGCGGCCGGATAGCTCGTGCAGAGCGTAGGCCACGGCTCGCACGGTCCGGTGTCAAGCGCTGCCATTATCCCGATCCTTCCGGCCGCTCCGGCACGACATCCCCGCGCCCCTGCTTCGGTACACGCAGCTTGCGGGCGACGTGGTATCCGCGAGTCCCGTACGGTCCGACCGGAGCGGACGAACCGCCGATGTACCGGGCAACGGTGCGTGTCCCGCTCATGCGGACCGATCCTTTATCCCAGTCTACCGTCAGAGCGGATGTGTCTTCGCCGATGAAGTGGTGCGCTACCCGGCCGTCGCCGTGCCCGATCAACGAAGGGATGTTGCGGTGTTCGACGAGGCTCGGGAAGGTACACCACGTGCCCATGCGCTTCACGTCGATCGCGAAGCGGCCGATGCGCCGGTCATAGTTCGGATAGTCCTGCACGTCGCACCACGGCAACATTTCGTCGATGATCGACGTCGGCGCGGTGATGGCGACTCCCCAGTTCAGGGACGGCATTTCGATGAACGCGGCTCCGGCTGCTGCGGCTTCGCGCACGACGCGCTCGACGCGCCCGGCGACCGGCCGCCGCGTGCCGATGTACGGCGTCACGAGGACGTTCGACGGGACGCGATCTAGCGCCTTTTCCATCCCGGCGATCAGGTCGGCGCAGGGAAGCGCGTCGTCCTGCACGACCATTCCCCAATCGGCCGTCTGATCGATGGCTTCCCACGCGCGGCGGCCGGTGTCCCACCGGTCGTTACGGCGATCCCAGATCACATCGTCGTCCGTGAGCCCGAGCCGTTCGACGAGGTCGCCGACGTACTGCGCCCGCTTCTCGTGCGCCATGATCTTGACAGAGAGCCGCATTACCGCACCTTCTCGTATACGAAGAACGAAGCGAGACCTTCGCGAAGCGGCGTCTCGACGGTCGTGAGTTTCCAGTCGGGGAACCGCTCGGCGATGTCCGGCGTGAACTCGCGCCGGAAGACGTGGCGCGCCGTCCGGCCACCTGCGTAGTTCGTCGCATAGATCATGACGTACTTCTCGGCGGATTGGAACAGTCGCAGCAGGTACGAGAAGTAATCGACGTCGTCGGGGAAGTGAAAGAGGACGTCGAGCGAGAGCGCGAGGTCGAAGTGCGTGCGCGTGCCGGTGGCGAAGGCTTCCGGGGTGTGGAACAGATAGCGCGGACCGTCGAACTTCTCGCGCATCTTCGCCACGATCAGCGGCGACACGTCGACCCCGATGTACTGCGTCTGCGCCGGAAGCTCGACAAGTTCGAGCACTTGCCCGTCGCCGCATCCCCAGTCGACGACGGTCTTCACGTCGTGCTCGGCGATGAAGTTCGAGACGTATTCGGCCTTGTACGCACCTTCGTCGCCTTCCGAGCCTGCGCCCGAGGTGCGTCCTTCGCGGTAGCGCCGATCCCAGTACCCGGCCGGGGTGTATTCGATCTGCTTCACTTCGTGACTCCCGGGGTCCGCGTGCCGATCACGTCGCCCGCGTGAGCGATGGCGAGTCGTTCGCTCTTGAGCTTGTCGATGTCGATCAGCTCGCCGGAGGCTTCGAGATCGCCGACCGCGAGCGACACGCCGGGGTTCTTCGTGACGCCGAAGTCGTCGAAGATGATCACGGCGTTCGGTGCGAGGTGACACCGCCACGCGCGGAAGTCGGCGTGTACGGCCTGCCGCGAGTGGTCGCCGTCGATGTACAGCAGGCCGACCGGTGGCCCGTCGTACAGCTCGGCCGCGAGCGTCGTCAGCGATCGGATCACGCGGACGCCGTCGCTCACTCCGGCCTTGTCGAGCTGCGCCGTGAAGTCTTCGAAGACCGGGCTCGGGAGCGTCGAGAGCACGGCGGCGCGCCATGCCGAGACTTCTTCCGACCACGCGTCGACCGCGTACACGGGCGCGTGGTTGTCGAGCGCTGCGCCGGTCGCGAGATAGCACGTCGACTTGCCGCGATACGAGCCGAGTTCCACGATTGCCTGATCGGCCGGGACAAGCGCGGCGAAGGCGTACAGCAGCTCGCCGACGTCGCGCGAGATCAGGCCGTCGAGTTCGGCGAGTTCGTCGAAGTTCATGTGTCAGACCTTTCGAGCCGGTTGCCGGTGCGCGAGGACGCGTCGCGTGTGATCCCACGCGTGCACCGCGAAGACATCGCTGTCGAAGTTTTCGGGGATCGAGTCGCGCTTGACGTCGATGTACGAGTACGGGAACCACAACCGTTGCGGCGCGATGTGCCCGCCGTAGCGGTTCCATACGGGCGTGATGTACTGCGGACCGCTCAGCTTGTTCGGGCGCTTGCCCCGGAAGCGGTGCACGTTCGCCGGGAGTCCGGCGACGAGCGTCTGCATGATCGGGTGCCCCGGGATCGCCCCGAGGTATGTGTTCCCGATCCACGTCCGATCCTCGTGCGCTGCGAACTCGCGATGCCCGGCAAGCGCCGGTTCGATCGACCGGAGCGGGATCGTGTCGACGTCGGTGTACATCCCGCCGAAGAGCGCGAGGACTTCGTACCGGACGATGTCGGCGCGGAACTGCTCGACGGCGTCGCGCGGCACGATCTTCTCGGCCTGGTCGTACAGTGCGCGGTTCTGAAGTCCGATCTCGTCGATCTCGTGCTCAGTCCAGAGCTTCATATCCCAGTCGGGATGCATCTCTGCCCACGCCGCGCAGTTCGCCGCGAGGTGATGCGGGATCGGTGGCCCGATCCAAATGTGATGCATGATCTTCGGAATGTGCTGTTCGCTCATATCGCCTCGTCTATGCCGAAGCGCCCGTGACCGGCGATCACGGGCGCTTCATAGGTCAGATTGAATTATCGTATCGCACTAGCTGCCGATCTCGACAGCACCGCATCCGGCTTCCGGAGGCGCGACGGTCGTGATGGCGAAGGCGTAGTGCTTGCCGGGTCCCCACGCCGACACGGGCGTGTTCGAGAGCCACGGGTTCCCGATGTCCCACAGCGGGTTAGCCGGGCGCGTCTTCGACATGTACGAGAACGTGAAGACGTCGTTCGCGAAGGTGAACTCTTGAATCTGAGCGTCGTACTCGTGCGGGAACGCCCAATAGATCCAGCGCTGATTACCTTCGGCGTCGCACGCGCCTTGTCCGGCGACCGGCTGCCATACCTCTTTGGAGAATCGAGCGTTCAGCAGGCCGTCGCCGAACTGCACGCCGACGAAGTCGGTCGCCGACGAGATCGGGTCCTCACCCGTCACGAGCGCGATCAGGTCGACGTCGAGCGTGCAGAGATTGACCGTCTGCTCAACCCAGTTCAGGAATCCCGGGTCCTGCTCGTTCACGCAGGGCTCGCCGTTCGCCTTCCGCTGTAGGAATCGCGTACCGGCTTCGTAGTTCGGGGCGTTCTGGATTTCGACGAACGAATCGGTCGTGACCTGCGCCGATCCATCGCCGAGCACCGGAGCGCCGCAAGCGTCGAGCAGCGTGAACCGCGCTACCTCCGCTTTGATCGGTGCTTCGCACACGGGCATTACAGTTCTCCGTTCAGAATCGGGATGGCGAATAGGCAGCAGTCCCAACCGAGCACGTACGTCCGCTCGGCGAGCACTTCCATCGTGTTGACGTTGCGATCGAAGGACTCGACGGCGCGGAAGCGCGTCGGCTCCCGGTCGCGCGCGTAGAACACTTCGCCCGTGGCATACATCCACGTCGTACCGGCCGCAGGCGTCGAGCCGTCCGGAGCCGTGCCGGGGTAATCCCCGATAACGACCTTCGAACCGACCGACGTCGTGTACATAACTCCGGCGCGCGACGTGAGAAGGTACGCTTCGGCCGCGAGCGCCGCGAGCCGGATCGGCATGTGCAGCGTCGCGACGCCGGGATAGCAGTCCCGGATCGCGTCTTCGAGCATTCCGATACCGACCGCGATCGGCTGCGGATCGGTCGTCACGACCGTCGCCGCAGGCTGTAGCAAGTCTTCGCCGTCGCTCAGTTCCGTGTCGGCCGCGAGGTGCGGGAAGACGACCGTCTGCCCACCGGCCGCGCCCGA